GCGCGTCCCGGACGGCGCGGGCGGTTTTAACACCCGCTGGGCGGATGGGGCGGCGTGCAAGGCCGCCGTGGTCTGCGACACCTCCATGCAGGCCCGCACGGCGGAGAAGCAGGGCGTCACCAGCCTGTACACCGTGACCTGCGAGCCGAACGCCAAACTGGAATATCACGATGTCTTCCGCCGCCTGTCGGACGGCAAGGTTTTCCGCGTCACCAGCGACGGGGACGATGTGCAGACGCCAAAACGGGCTACGTTCCAGTTTTCGCAGGTGACAGCGGAGGAATGGGAGCTGCCGCGATGAAAATCATCCAACACGGGCGAAAAAATGCAGAACTTAGTACAATCAAGCGGTTCAAATGCAACGCTTGCGGCTGTGTGTTTGAATGTGACAAAAATGAATATTCCAAGTGGAACGATTTTGACGGGGAAAAGATGATTTGCATCCACCAGTGCTTATGCCCGGAATGCAACCATCTTTCCAGAGAAATGGTTATGCGGGGCGGTATCACATGACCAAAGCTGCGGCCCTCCACCAGTTTTTTTCTTCCTTTGGAATGACGGCCTACACGTCTACCAGTGTACCGGAGGACGCCATCTTCCCCTACCTGACCTATGAGCTCATCACAAGCGCTTGGGAAGGTGGAGAAGTGGGCTTAACCGTCAATCTGTGGTTCTACACAGAAAGTGAAGCCATCCCTAACGCCAAAGCGGAAGAATTAAGCCGCGCCATCGGATTGGGCGGGAAGATCCTCCCTTGCGACGGCGGCTGTATCTGGCTCAAGCGCGGATCCCCGTGGTGCCAGTCCTTAAGCGACGAGACATCACCAACCATCAAGCGGCGGTATATCAATGTGACCGCTGAATACCTGACACAGGATTAGAAAAGGAGTGTAATATGGGACGTTTTACCCGAATCCCGGCAGATACGTTTGAACAGATCCAAACCAACGCCGGTATTCTGCTCTACAATTTTGACCTCGAAAACCCGGATCTGGTAAAAGATGAGGACATCATCTGCCCGACGACCGGTGGCATTACGGCGTCGTGTGTTCCTACCTTCTCCGATATGGGAGAAGATGTAGATAATTGCCCGAGCAATTTGCTTGAACTCAAAAATCTGGACAGTTGGACCTGCACGCTGGAGTTTACGAGCCTTGGCACCTCTCCGCGATCCATCCGGCTGGCACTCGGCGCGGCGGACATCGACGGCAATGATCCGACCCATATCGTCCCCCGCAGGACACTTAAGGTAACTGATGCGCAGGACGTGTGGTGGGTCGGTGATCGGGCGGACGGCGGCATGGTGGCCGTGTGCCTGAAAAAGGCGTTGTCCACCTCCGGCTTCTCACTGAAAACCACAAAGAGCGGCAAGGGAAATACCTCCGTTACACTCACGGGGCATGTCACCGTGGACACACAGGAGGAAGTGCCCATGGACTTCTGGAGTGCTGCACCAAAAACGCAGGCCGCACCGGAAATCCCTGGCGGAGAAGATAACTCCGGAACTGAAGGGGAGGGCACCGTATGAAAACGTTGGCCAACTGTGAAACTGTGGAATTTTTGCGGCAGACTAACCGGATCCGCCATGCCGTTTCTGGGTGGATAGACGAAACCGGCATTCGGGAAATTCGGAAGCACATGCCGGAGCTGACCGGAAAGGAAACGCCGGAAGAAAAGAAGGCGGCGCTGGAAGAACAGGCCCGCCGGAACATGAACGATATGCTTGATGCTATGCTCGACGCCCACGCGGAGGAAACCGCCGGCGTGCTGGGAATGCTGTGTTTTATGGAGCCGGGAGAAGCGAAAAAAGCACCCGCATTCGGCTTGGTCGCGGCGGCGCTGGAGATGCTCAACAGCAAACCGGTGATTGATTTTTTCGTGACATTGATGAAATTGGGCCAGACGAATACGGCCGCTTAATTTCACTCATCCGCCTGGATCTGCTGGACGTGTTCGGGAAAGAGTATATTGCACAGCACGTCCGGCAGGTATACGCGTATGAGCAGAAGGATGCGGCGTGGCATCTCTACGTGGCGGAAACCCTGCGGTGTATCAGCGAGAGCGCCGCAAAACTCGGCGGGCCGTATATGCAGGCGAAATGGGCGGACATCCTGAATCCGAAGCCGGAGGAGACGCGTTCGCCGGAAGAGGTTATCCGTCACGTCAAGGACAGGTTGGCCGAGCTGTAAGGTGGGGGGATCTTGTTTTGAATGTCTTCGAGCTGTTCGCGAAGATCGGGCTCGATACCAGTGAATATGATAAGGGGCTCGATGAAGCAAAGGGAAAAGCGACGTCTTTTTCAGACCGGCTAAAAAATGTAGGAGGGAAAATATCAAGTGCAGGCAAGACGCTGACCAAAGGCGTGACGCTTCCTATCGCAGGAATTGGTACGGCTATTATTAAGGCTGGATCTGATTACGAAGCCGGGATGGATAAGGTAGCTGCTATTTCTGGAGCCACTGGGACAGAGATTGATGCTCTCGGAGAAAAGGCCATGGAAATGGCCGCAAAGACGAAGTTCTCCACTGCGGAATCCGCTGAAGCCTATAAATATATGGCAATGGCAGGGTGGGGAACAAACGATATGCTGAATTCTCTCAGCTCGATCATGTATCTGGCGGGTGCTTCCGGGGAAAGCCTTGGGGCAACCAGCGATATTGTCACCGACGCTATGACCGCTTTTGGATTGGCCGCAGACGAGAATTCAAAAGTCCTGAAAGACGGGTTGGAAGTTGAGGTCTCAAACGCAACAAGGTTTACAGACGTTCTTGCCGCGGCATCGAATAATGCAAACACCAATGTGTCCATGCTGGGTGAATCCTTTAAATATGTTGCCCCGGTTGCGGGTGCGATGGGATATTCGGTGGAAGATACAGCCATAGCGCTGGGGTTAATGGCAAACAGTGGAATAAAAGCCGGATCAGCTGGCGCACAACTGCGAAACATCATCTCAAATATGGCGAAGCCTACGGACACGATGGCCGCAGCCATGGATACATTGGGCGTTAGCCTAGATGATGGAGAGGGGAACATGTATTCTCTTCTGGAAGTGATGAACCAACTGCGGGAAGGTTTTGGCGGCGGGAAAGTAGATTCTCAGGAATTCGCGGATGGAATGAACCAGCTGCAGGAAGCGCTGGACAGTGGGAAAATCACAGCGGATGAATATCAGTATGAGGTCGAAGCGCTTACAACAGCCATGTATGGGGCAGAAGGAGCGCAAAAGGCTGAGCTTGCCGCTGCTCTCGCAGGTAAAGAAGGCATGGCCGGTTTATTATCCATAGTAACCGCCTCACAGAAGGATTACGAAAAATTGACCGAAGCGATCTACAATTCTAACGGCGCAACGGAAAACATGTACAATATTATGACCGATAATGCAAACGGTGCCGTTACAATGCTCAGCTCTGCGATCAATGTGCTGTTTACTAACCTAAGTAAATTTCTTATTCCCGCATTTACCGATATTGTACGCAAAATAACGGAGGCTGTTAACTGGTTTAACAGTTTAGATGACAGTACGAAAAAAATAATTTTAACGATTGCCGGTATTGCCGCTGCTGTCGGTCCGGCGCTTCTAGGAATTGGTAAGCTCATTACCGCAGTAGGGACTATCAGTAAAGCAATCGGCAGCATAACAGGGATCATAAAAGGAGTCGGCGGAGCATTCAGTGGGCTTTTTTCAATTCTGTCGGCGAACCCGATTGGACTTGTTATTGCGGCGATCGGAGCGCTTATAGCAATTTTTGTCGCCCTGTGGAATAACTGCGAAGGGTTCAGAGAATTCTGGATCGGACTTTGGGAGGGGATAAAGGACGCCGCCTCTAAAGCCTGGGAAGGTATCAAATCCATATTTTCTTCCGCGTGGGAAAACACAAAAAAGACATGGGCGTTAGCCGCGGCGTTTTTCCAGATCGTTTGGAATGAAATTTCCGAAGTATTCAGCGGCGTCGTTGAGTTTTTTGGAAATATATTTTCCACCGCGTGGGAGAATATGAAGACCACATGGGCGCAGTCCGCGGCCTTTTTTCAGCTTGTGTGGAAAGGAATCTCCGGAGCCTTCGATAAGACAAAAGAATTTTTTGGAGACGTATTTTCTTCCGCGTGGGAGAACACGAAAAAGACATGGGAACAGTCCGCGATGTTTTTCCAGTTGGTTTGGAAAGGGATTTCTGCCGCATTTGATAAGGCACAGGAATTTTTTCAAAATACATTTTCTTCCGCATGGGAATCCGTGAAAAGCGCCTGGAGCAGCGCAAAAGAATTCTTCGGTGATATTTGGTCCAACCTGCAGGAGAAGGCAAAGAGCGCTGCACAGGGCACAGGAGAAGCGCTTAAAAACGCATGGTCGACTATCCAATCCGCGTGGAGCGGAACGAAAGAGTTTTTCGGCGGTATCTGGAACAGCGTGAAAGAGAAAGGTTCCAGCGCCGCGAACGGTCTGAAATCCGCTTTTCAAAGTGGGTGGAACGGGATTAAATCCGCATGGGGGAACGCGACCAGTTTCTTCGGGAATATCGGATCTAAAATTCTTAACTCCTTTCAAAAGCTCCCCAGCCAGCTTGCGAACGTCGGCGGGAACATGATAAAGGGGCTGTGGAATGGAATCAACGAGAAGCTGAGTTGGCTGATGGAAAAAGTCAGCAGCGCCGTCTCAAGAATCAAAAGCAAGTTCACCGGTAAGGACGGTTTCGACGAACACTCACCCTCCAAATGGGCGAATCAGGTGTTCCGCTACGTGCTGGAGGGCGGCGGCGAAGGGCTCGAGGCAGGGACCCCCTCCCTCCTGCGTGACGTGGATAACATTGTATCGCGTGTGAAGGACAGCATGAACGCCGATTTTTCAGACGCATGGGCGCTGCCGGACGTACAGTCGGCGCAGGCCGCCCCGCACGCATACGGCGCCGGGGCACTGTCCGCGGACGGCGGTACGACGATCAACATCACCATCAACGGCGCGCAGTATTCCGACGAGCGCGCGCTCGTGGAGCGTATGTCGCAGGAACTGCAATTCTTAATGGACAGGAGGAAGAATGCCTTTGTGCCCGCGTGATCTTTTCTGGCTGGACGGCGTGTGCTGTGAGGACGTCGGGTTACGGCTGCAGGGGCCGGTGACGTTTTCGTCCCCGGAACCGAAGGTGAGCGTCGTCTCCATCCCCGGGCGCAGCGGGGATCTGACCTTTTCGGAAGGAACGTTCTCGAACGTCACCGGTTCGGCTCGCTGCTTTTCCCTGCGGTCGTATGATGTCGACAGAGTGCTGGCCGCGGTGAAACGGTGGAGCCTGCTCGATACCGGCTACCGGCGGCTGACGGTATCGAACGAACCGGGGGTTTACCGGCTGGCCCGGGTCTCCATCGGCCCGCAGACGGAGATCCGCATGCGCTGTCTCGCTCCATTTACACTGGAGATGAACTGCCAGCCGCAGCGCTTCCTGACGGCCGGGAAACTGACCATCCCGCTGACGGCATCCGGCGCGACGCTGCATAACAGCGGTTTCCCGGCGAGACCGCTCATCACCGTCTACGGCAGCGGCGCGGGGAATCTCTCCGTCGCGGGAACGGTTGTACAGATTAAACGCCTCTCCGGCAGCCTGACGCTCGACTGCGAATTACAGGATGCCTATAAGGGGGCCGAAAACAAAAACGCCGATATATCCGCGCCGGAATTCCCCGTACTTGTGCCGGGGGATAACCATATCGGCTGGACAGGCGGTATCACACGTATTGACATCATACCGAGGTGGTGGGAAGTTTGAATAATCTGATTCTGTACCCTGGCGGAGAGACGAAGTTTTCCGACAACGGCCTCGGCATCCTGTCGGATGTGACGCACTGCATGGTCACGGAGGAACGCAACGGGATGTTTGAGATGGAGATGGACTACCCCGTCTCCGGCCTGCATTACCCGGACATTGCGCTCCGGAGCCTGATCCTGGCGAAGCCGAACCCGGTGGACGATCCGCAGCCGTTCCGCGTCTACCGCATCACCCGGCCGATGGGCGGCATGGTGACGGTTTACGCTCAGCATCTGAGCTACGATTTGGCCGGCATCACCATCGCACCGTTTACAGCCGGAAGCGCGCCCGCGGCCATGGACGCCCTGAAAACGTATGCAGCGGAACCCTGTCCGTTTACGTTCTGGACGGATAAGCAGACCGTCGCCGCGATGACAGTACGCACGCCGGAGAGCATCCGCGCGCTGCTCGGCGGGCAGGAGGGAAGCGTCCTCGATAATTACGGCGGCGAATACCGGTTCGATCGCTACTTTGTGCGGCTGTACGGCGCGCGCGGCAGGGATCGGGGCGTCACTATCCGCTATGGGAAAAATCTTACGAGCCTTGAGCAGGATGAGAACTGCGCGGGCGTGTATACCGGCGTGCATCCGTTTTGGATAAATTCCGAAGGGGACAATCTGGTCATGCTGCCGGAAAAGATCCTCTCCGCTCCCGGGACATACGGTTTTACAAGGATAAAGCCGCTCGACCTCTCGTCCGAATGGCAGGAAGCCCCGACAGTGGCACAGCTCCGGGACAGGGCCCAAAAGTATATGGAGGAAAACAGTATCGGTGTGCCGAAGGTGAGTCTGGACGTCTCGTTCGTGCAGCTTGAGCAGGCGGAGGAGTACAGGGATAAGGCGCTGCTTGAGCGTGTGGAGCTGTGCGATACCGTCGGTATTGAGTTTCCGCAGCTGGGCGTATCGGCGAAAGCGAAGGTGTCCAAAACGGTTTATGACGTGCTGCGCGGACGGTATGAGAGCGTGTCCCTCGGCGACGCGCGGGCGAGTATTGCCGATACCATCATCGGGCAGGGGCGAGACATCGCGCAGGCCACAACGAAAAACGACCTGCGGCAGACGAAGACAGCCCTCCAGCAAGCGATTGATACCGCGACAATGCTCATCACCGGCAACTCCGGCGGGTACGTGGTGCTCCACAGCTCCGCCGGGCAGAAGGAGCCGGACGAGATTCTCATCATGGACCAGCCGAAAATTGAGGATGCGGTGAAAGTCTGGCGCTGGAACAAGGCGGGGCTGGGGTACAGTAAACATGGTTACAACGGCCCCTATGGACTTGCTATGACGTCTAACGGCGCCATCGTGGCGGACTTCATCACAACCGGATCGATGAATGCGGCACGCATTACTGCCGGGATATTGCAAGATGAGAATAGCAATACGCAGTTCAATCTAGGTACAGGCGAGTTCACAATGAAAAAAGGCAGTATCTCGCTGGGAAAAGACGCGAATGGATCTCCAAATTTCTATGTCAATAATTCCGGCTTGCTTACGATAAAAAACGGGCTTATTGCACTGGGGATAAATACGAATGGAAGCTATAATTTTTCTGTGGACAACTCTGGATATTTGAACTCAAGATCCGGAAAAATAGGCGGATTCAATATCGGATCTAACAGCATATACAACGATCTATTACGGCTTTCATCCTCATCTCTTTCGTTCAAAAGGGATGATCTCCAAATTGGATTTTTTGCTACTGGAGGTTGGAATAATCATCCGGAATACCGCGGAATATCTATGGAGCTTGATCCAGATGGAGATTATCTATTTTGGGGACAAAGCTCTGCTGGAGATAATGTATATTGGAGCAGATTTGCTTATTATAGAACTCCTCCTCCTGGATCCGACATTGGTGTAGATTTAAAAGACTATCTATCTTTAGGATGCGATCTAGACGGAGGAAATCACATCGCCCATCGATTCTGGATTGATCCGGAAACAGGAGGATGTAATAAAGGGGTCAATTTTGAGTCTGATGTTATTCTGATAAAGGAGATGGATGATGACGGAACCGCAGCACAGTGGACAAAAAAGGTACATGTTAAATTTAAAAACGGAATGCTCGTCGAATTTAAATAGAAAGAAGAGTAGAAAAGATGACCACAAACATGGAAAACCAAGAGATAAAAATCGAAGAGGGTACGGGGCGCGGAAAAATGGTAGATCTCTCTGATATGGTTTATTACCACAAAAAAAGAAAAGAAGAAAATACCGATGACGCCACGCAGGAGGAGTAAATGAGCGTAGCAATCAGCCCAGCTGGGACATACATACCGGCAGCCACAGCGATCCTTCACCGCACGAGCGCAGGGTTCAACACGCGCCCGCAGACAGTGCCAGTCCACCTGACACAATACGACCGGACGATTCCGATTCTTGCCGTCACGCTCCGTGCGGGCGACGCGGGAGAGCTCGAGTATACGGTTCCGGCGAATGCGGCAGTAAATATCCGGATGAAAAAGGCGGACGGCCGCTGTGTCTATAACCCCGCCCTCGGCGTCGACGCAGCGCGCAAAATCGTTTACATCGCCGTCACGCCGCAAATGACCGCCTGTGCCGGACATGCCGTGGCCGTCATTGAGATTATGGCCGACGGCACCGCGGGGACGGCACCCGTCGAACTTGAGATTTCGCGCAACCCCGTCCCGGACGAAACGCTTCACAGCTCGGACGAATACCTTAGTTTGGATGAGCTGGCAAGACAGGTGGAGGCCGCGGCTGTGTCAGCGGCAGAAAATGCGGCCAAATCAAAGGCCAGCGAAAACAGTGCCGCGGCCAGCGCGTCGACTGCATCAACAGCTGCGGAATCTGCGTCGGCATCAGCGGCGTCGGCTGCGGCGTCGGCGGGGCGGATTGAGAATATGACGGTGTCCGCGCAGACTCTGTCGCCGGGGAGTGAAGCATCGGCGATGAAGACGGACAACGGCAGCTCGTTCCACCTTACTTTCGGAATCCCCAAAGGGGAACAGGGGATTCAGGGCATCCAGGGACCGCCGGGCGTACAGGGATTACAGGGCGTCCCGGGAGAACAGGGGGAGAAGGGAGATCCCGGTCCGGTTGGTCCGCAGGGCCCGCAGGGGCCGCGGGGAATTAACGGTGTAGCAGTTTCAGCCGATGGAATCTTTGCGTTTAATGTAGATGAACGCGGACATCTTATTTTGTCATATGCAGGTGAAGAAGCGCCGAATTTTTCAATCAATGAAAACGGACATTTAATTTATCATTTTGAGGAGGCGTAAATTATGCCGGATATGGATTTCGGATTGGTCGTAGGTCCGCAGGGGCCGCAGGGAGAACCTGGTGCACAGGGCGAGAGAGGGCCGCAGGGTGTTCCAGGCCCGCAGGGAGTACAGGGAGAGGGCGTCCCCATGGGCGGAACAGCCGGACAGGTGTTGGTTAAGGCAACCGATACAGATTTTGATACGAAATGGGAAAACATTGTTCCTACAGGCGGAACAGCCGGACAGGTGCTGACAAAAGTGTCCGATGTCGATTTTGACGCCGGGTGGGAAGATACCGTCCCGGCGAGCAACCCGAACCTATTGGATAACTGGTATTTTGCGGACCCTGTCAATCAAAGGGGGCAGACTGAGTATGCCGGAGCAGTTTATTCTATCGACAGGTGGTATGTAGGAGGAGACCCGGGAACCAGCCATAAAATTTTATTGAACAGTAGTGGGCTTGTGTTGGAAACAACCTCCGCTATTCACCAAAAGCTTGAAACCAAGCTAAAAGATGGAACGGTTGTAACGTATTCTGCACTGATAGATAATGATATATACACGACTACATTTACAATAAACAATTCTTCAGGCTATGAAAGAAGATTCGAAAAAAATGGATTTGTTTTGGCAAACAATGGGGTAGTTAATTATTTTCAAATTTACAATCAGAACGAAACAAACCATAAAAATGTAATCGCTGCCAAATTGGAAATTGGCCCCCGCCAAACTCTGGCACGCAAAGAAGGGGACATGTGGGTGCTTAACGACCCGCCGCCGAATAAGACGCTCGAGCTGCTCAAGTGCCAGAAATGTCAATTGTCAATGGGCCAATATATTAGGCTGAGAGCATCCGAGTATTCTGCAAATTATATTGATTTCTGGATTCCGCTGCCTGTCAGTATGAGGGGGATTCCACGAATTGTAAATCCTGATAAATTAAGAGTAGCTGCTATAAATAGAACGGAGCAGGCAGGATTTACATTTGAAGTCATTCAAACCAAAGAAATTGGTGTCATGCTTCGGGCTACAAAAGCAAATCATGGACTTACCGACGGGCAGCTAACAACAATCGGGCAAGTTATTCTCGATGCAAATCCATAAGAAAGCGCCCCATGCCCAAAGAAAAAGTTTAAAAGGAGAAGAAATAAATGGGAGTTTTTGAAGGCTGTAACCGGCACTATATCTCTGTTGACATCCAGAGCCGCATCACAGGCGGCTGGAGTGACGGACTGTTCCCGGATAAGGACACATCGGATGCCGTTTGCATCAACGCGCAGGGCGGCTATCAGTTCCGCCTTTTCCCCGGCGGCGAAGAAAACCCGCCGCTCTATGATATGGACGGTATCCCACTTTATAAATGGGATGGACAGGCTGTGCAGCCGCGTACAAAGGCAGAGCTTGACGCGGACAGGGCCGCCATCCCGCCTGCGCCGCCGAACGAGGCTGAAGATACAGCGGCTATGATTGTTGACCATGAATACAGGCTCACACTGTTGGAACTTGGCCTTTCGGAAGGGGGTGAAGGGTAATGCTGTACAGAACGCTCAAGCGTATGATCGAACGCGGACAGGCTGCCGGCATGGGTGAAAAACTGGACATCTTTTTTGCGGCGAACAAGCTGACTGAGGCGGAGTATACCGAACTGATCGCCATGTTGGACAAATGACCAAAAGGAAGTGACGATTCATGACACAGGAAGAAATCGCCGTGAAACTGGCGGAGGTGGATTCCCGATGCCGTTCAAACACTCATCGACTGGATTCTTTGGAAAAAAACTCCGAAGCTCTTAATGAGTTGACAACATCCGTAAAGGTGATGGCGAGTGAGTTGAAGCGTCAGGGGGATGCCGTGGAAGAAATCAAAGAGGATGTGACCAACCTGGGTCACAAGGTGGACAACATTGAGAAAAAACCGGGCAAACGGTGGGAAAGCATCGTGGATAAGCTCATCTGGGGTGTGGTCGGCGCGGTGTTGGCATTTCTGCTGACCAGAATCGGACTATGAAAGGGGATTAAAAATGAACAGCTACATAAAAAAATGGATCCATTGCGCCGGGGTACGCGCATTGAAAACGTGTGCGCAGACCGCCGCGGCCACTATCGGTACAGCCGCCGCGATGGGGGAGGTCAACTGGCCGTTGGTGCTCTCCGCGTCCGTTCTGGCCGGAGTGCTGTCCCTGCTGACTTCCTTGGCGGGGATCCCCGAAGTAGATGACTGACAGCGGGAAAGGAGTGAGCACGTGGACATTATCAGGGATTACCTCGTCAAAAACAAATACAGCCGCCCGGGAACGCCGCTGAAAACCGTCTCGAAAATAGTTGTCCACTATGTCGGCAACCCCGGCAGCACGGCAAAGAACAACCGGGACTATTTCAACAATATGCCCGAGGTGGCCAAAAAGCGGCCGCAGGATGTGCGGTACGTCTCCTCCCACTATATTATCGGGCTGTCGGGGGAGATTATCGCCTGTGTGCCGGAGAATGAGATAGCGTATTGCTCGAACAGCGCGAATAGTTACAGTATCAGCATCGAGAACTGCCACCCGGACAGCTCCGGGAGGTTCAATCCGGCGACGTTGCGGTCCCTTATTGAGCTGCTTGCCGATCTCTGCAAGCGGTACGGGCTCAACCCAAAAACGGACATCATCCGTCACTACGACGTGACCGGCAAGGCGTGCCCCTTATGGTACGTCTCCCACGCCGACGAATGGGATGTGTTGCGCGATCAGGTCGCGGACAAACTCTCCGGAAAAGTGGTGGAACCCCTGCCGGAAAAGGGAACGCTTTACCGCGTACAGGTCGGGGCGTTTGCCCAGAGGGAAAACGCGGAGGCTATGCAAAAAAAGCTGCAGGGCGCCGGGTACCCGTCGTTTGTTGTGCAGGTGGAGAAATAAGTCTTGCTTTTTCCTGCCGGATGGCATAAAATCTTAAGGGAAAGGAGTGCGAATCGCATGGACGAGAAAAATATTCCACTTGCATCTGAAATGTATGCTGACCTGAAAGAAACGAATATCTTCTTACGAAAACTTTTGGTTGGCGCGTTTGTTATCATCGGTATCTTAATCAGTGGTCTCATTGTTCAACACTTCTATCATATCCACAAGTGGAGCGAGTTCGATACTTACGTTGTAGATAGCGGCGACGGCGGAAATGCGAACCTCGTCCAGGGCGATAACACGGGTGGTATCTTCAATGGCACGGATAGTGGCGCGAGTCCGCAAAAAGGGGAAGGGGAAGTCAAGGGGCAGTAGGGTCAAGAAAAAGAGGTGACCTCTTGAATATCAAGACTGAATTCACCGGACCTGAATGTGAATGTTTTCGCCGTGATTGCAATTTCACCGATGAAGAACGTGCTGTATTCGATTTGCGGGTAAAGGCGTACTCTATTGTTGAAATTCAACAGTTGCTCAATATGTCCGAGTCAACAGTAAACCGGCGAATACGAAATATAAAACGAAAAATACACAAAGTCATCTGACAGTTTTCCGAATGAAACGCGAGAGAATCTTGATAGGTTCTCTCGCGTTATTTATGCGAAAATATATTTAGGAGGACACGGAAAGCGGCAAGGCCGCATGCTGAGAGGCATTTCCGCATCCTTCTATTCTTTTTCAGGAGGACAACATGACTGAAGAGAGACGTTTCCTCGCCACGGGCATGCCCTTGGACGAGATCATCTGCACTTGTTACGCTCTGCGGCGAGACGGCACTCTGCCGGAATTCGTCGCCGAAAGGGAGGAACTGCACACCTGTCACTGCGGCGGGGTCGGGGACTGCCCGGGCTGCCCCAATAAGAAGAAATGAGTTACGCATACTACAACCCCAACCCGGCGGGGCGCAGCGTGGGCGACTGCGCTGTCCGTGCGCTTTCAAAGGCCCTGGGGCAGACCTGGGAGGAGACCTATGCCGGGCTGGCCCTGGAGGGCTTCCTCCGGGGCGACCTGCTCAACGCGGACAGCGTGTGGGGGCCGTATCTTCGCGCCCACGGCTTCACCCGGCGCCTGATCCCGGACGACGGCCTGGGGGCGTACACGGTGGAGGATTTCGCCCGGGACAATCCCAACGGCGTATTTGTCCTGTCCATGCCGGGGCATCATGTGGTGGCCGTGGTGGACGGAGCATACTGCGACACCTGGGACAGCGGAGGAGAATGTCCCTCATACTACTGGACAAAGGAGCGTTGATAAATGGCATATCCGACCTACCAATACCCGGGCTACCAGCCCGCGCCGTACTACCCCGGCCCTGTGCCGGATCAGCTGACGCAATTACGTCAAAATCAGATGCCGACACCTATGATGCCTGGACCGCAGATGACGCAGCAACCTCAGTCACAGCCGGTGCAGACCAACATGGGACCGGTCACGCCCACCAGCGGTCCACAAAACAGCGGCATCATCTGGGTCAGTGGCAAGGCCGAGGCGGACGGCTATTTGGTGGCCCCAAACAGCGCCGTAGCACTCTGGGACGCAAACAATCCGGTGATCTATTTGCGCAAAGCGGACAGCACCGGCAAACCCTCCACCGTGGTCTATGACCTAGTGGAAAGGACGGACAAACCCACTCCGCAGCAACCCGCGCCGCAGGTTGACTTGAGCCGGTATGTCACCATCGACCAGCTGGAGGACATCCTCGCGGAACGCCTCAAACGGCCCACAAAGGCATCCAAGACAAAGGAGGATACAAGCAATGAGTAATCCGTTTTTCAAGGCGATGGGCGGCTCTCAGGCCCCGCAGCGTGGCCAACGCAACTTTGCCCCGGCCCTGCTCCAGCACCTCCAGAATTTTCAGGGGGATCCGATGCAGCAGCTACAAGAAAAAATCAATTCCAGCGGTATCAACCAGGAGCAGGTCAACCAGCTTCGCAGCATGGCGGAGAGTATCGCCCAGCGGATGATGGGCGTGCTGCCCCGCAGATAAAAACCACCCCCGGTTAAGGGGTGGAAAGGCCTTTGGGATCGGAAAGATAAACTGTATAAATTCCGTTCAGCGGCTGATACAAAAAATCAACAACCACCATATCATCACAGTTCCCATACAAGTCGCGAGGCCAGATGAATTCTCCGTTTTCACCATACCTGGGGACATCACCCACCGCACGCTTAATGTAACCGCCTTTGTTGAGCTCCTTAAACCGCTTAAAAGTAATCATTTTGTTTCCTTTCTTCCCTCGTAACCTCCGGGGCGGGCTGTGCGTTTTTGTTTTGCTTCCTACGACCGGGCTTCGGCTTCCATTGTGTAATCACTCATCGTGAGGATTTCTTCAATAACCGTGTTACGCAAAAGCGCATCCAGCAGTATCTTGCGGGCAAGCTTCATGTCAATTTCATGACGTTCTGCTATTTCTATGGTCAGGTATTTCAGCGTCTTGTCTGCGCTGATGTATTGTAGTTTCTTCATTTTCTTTCCCTCCCAGCCTGTGGCCTGTCGTGTTGTTTGTGAGACGTAGTATTACGTTCTTTATGAGCTTATTATAAACGTAGAACTACGTTTTGTCAAGGCCTATTTTTCAATTTTTGCAAAAAAATAATGACCGCCGTTTTTGGCGGTCATTGGTCGAAATTCATCAATTCGTCAGGGCTTATTTCAAGGGCTGCGGCAACCTTTGAGGCAAACCAAAGCCGGGAATTTTTCCAAGGAAATCGGCCCGAGCTATACCCTTCAAGTGTTCTGTGGTTTACGCCAGCCTTTTCCGCCAAACTGCGCACGGTGTAACCATTTGAATATATGTACTCGGAAAACGTCATTTAATCACCCCGCTTAATGGTAACACGTAGATGTGCGTTTGTCAACTCAATTTGTGCATACAGTCTGGCCGGACTTTGCAAATACATCAACAAAGGAGAATAAACTATGTCTCTTGGTTCTGAAAACTGTGCTGCTCCTCTGTCCGCTGCTGACGTGGCGGCTGTGACGGGCAACAATGGAAACAACGGCTGGGGCGGCGGCTTCGGCGAGATGCTGATTGCAATGATTATGCTGTTCCTGTTCCCCATGTTCTTCGGCGGCGGAATGTGGGGCGGCATGGGCGGCTGGGGCAATGGCGGCATGATGGCCGCTGCCAACGGAGCTCTGACCCGGGCCGACCTGTGCGCTGAGTTCAACTTCAACGGCCTGGAGAACTCCGTGCGCGGCGTGACTCAGGGCCTGTGTGACGGATTTTACGCCATGCAGAATAGTATCAACGGCCTGGGTACCACTGTCATGCAGGGCTTCTCCCAGTCTGAGATTGCAGACGGCCAGCGCCACGCTGCGCTGATGCAGCAGCTGTGCAACCTGGGCTACCAGCAGAAAGACTGTTGCTGCGAGACCCAGCGCTCTATTGACAGCGTGAAGTTCGCCATCGCTCAGGAGGACTGCGCCACCCGCAACCTGATGCAGTCCAACACCCGCGACGTGATTGAGAATCAGAACGCCAACGCCCGGGCCGTCCTGGACGCTCTGACCGCTCAGCGTCTGGAGGCTAAGGATGAGCGCATTGCTGCGCAGGCCGCCCAGATTCAGGCCCTTCAGCTGGCAGCTTCTCAGGCCAATCAGAATGCCGCCATTGGCGCTATGATTTCCGCCAGTGAGGCCACCATTCTGCGCCGGACCGGTGCGGAGTGCCCCACCCCGGCCTATGTGGTCCAGCCCCCCACGCCCGTCAATTTCCCCACCAACTGCTGCGGGCAGTTCAACGGCTGGGGGAATAACGGCTGTGGGAACTGCGGCAGCTGCTAAAATTTCATACAGCAAGCAACTTTCCGGCCTGACCGGGATGTTCGGCCCCGTGCCGATTTTGACAACAGCGGCGGGGGATAGTATGTCCTCCGCTGCTATCTTTTTGGAAAGGAATGATATTTACGGCTGAGTATACTGCAAACGCGCCTCAGACAGTGGCCGCCGGACAGAATGTCCTTTTGACTGAGACACCCATTGCCTGTAATCGAGGTTTTGTCTGTCACCGTGAAGGCAGTGGGATTATTACACTGCGGGGCATCACCAATCAGTGCCGGGCTCGCTATCGGGTAAGCGCTGACGGGAATATCGCCGTGGCCGCTGGCGGCACTGCCGGGGCGATCTCTGTCTCCCTGGCTATCACCGGCGAACCCCTCAACAGCGCTACGGCCATTGTGACACCTGCCGCTGTGGGCGACCTGTTCAACGTTCACGTGGAGGCGATCATTGATGTGCCCAAAGGGTGTTGTCTGACAATCGCATTGGAGAACACAAGCACACAGGCGATTACAACACAAAATGTGAATGTGATTGTGGACAGAATCGCGTGAAAGGAGAATTCAACATGAAAAAGTTCTATGATCTGAAAGATAAGCTGTGCGAGGAGCTCGACGAGATTGCCCGTAAGCCGGAAATGGGCGCCGGGGATCTGGAACTCGCGCATAAGCTCACCGATACCATCAAAAACATCGACAAAATCTGTATGCTGGAGGAAGAGGGCGGCTACAGCCAGGAGGGTGGCGACGGCGGCTCCTACGGCAACGGCTCCAGCTATGCCAACCGTGGACAGCATCGTGTCCGCGCGCATTATAGCCGTGACGGCGGCGGGGACGGAGGGTACAGCTCCCGCAGAGGCGGCGGACGCGACGGGAGTAGCCGGGGATATAGCCGAGACGACGGACGCTCCGAAATGATGGAGCACATCGAAATGGCTATTGATAGCGCCGACGAACGCGATCGTGAAAAGATCAAGCGCTTCATGCGCGAGTTGGAGAACGCATAAGGGGGTGCGGCTATGTCCGCGCCCAACCTCAAGGAAATCGAGTGGGCCATCTCTGAGCTGGAACGGCAGGAGAGTTCATCAAGGAATTATATTTTGCTGGCGGCGCTGTATACTTGTCGAAAGCAGATGTCCGGGGGGGCCACACAGAAACCACAAGCCGCCCCATATTCATCCGCTATAAGTTCTGCACCGGATATACTTGATCTGTACGGAAACAGTGATTTTCTACAGACTGTTTTCGGAAAAGAGAGTTTTGCTGCGTGGACTGTTATGGATGAGCTCATGGAAACACTTAAAATCGTTAATCAACGGGCATATGACAGTGTCATACAAAAATTAAAAAAGCTATAGACAAATCAAGAACAGGAGCAACTCATTATCCATATGGGTGTTCCTGTTCGTTTTGCAAAATTATATAGTCTATACATATAGACAATATAATTTTGCATTACACACGCCAATAGATCTTAGCCGATTTTCCGTCGATAACAACGCGCTCCACCAAGGATGAAAGGAGCAGACGCCGTTCGTTTATATCGCCTTGCTGAAACCCTTCTTTGTACGCCTCCACGGCGTTCAAAAAATGTTCGCCTGCCGGGATGTCGTCCTTCCTCAACAATTCTTTCTGCAACTCTTCTTTTTCCGCTGATAGAGCGTTTAATCGGACGTTTATGCTTTCAAAAGAAACGGTTCCAATCTGATATAGATCCAGAACCTTATTTTCCTGTCGATCAATTTCGGCCAATCGTTTCTGAATCGCCTCAGTGTTGACTGGAGGACGGTTTTCACGGTTTGAACCGGAAACGTAATCCAGGACATCACTTTGCAGCATCATAGATTCAATTTGCCCGATGATGAAAGCATCAAGTTCTTCAATCTTCCAGTTATCGTTTTTGCAGGTTGGGTCAATGACGAATTTCGGACTACTCTTCGCCCGGGAATAGCACTTGTAATAGCCGTGATTAGCTGAATACCGTGCGCCGCATCGACCACAAAAGACCAGACTGGACAACAGATACCCTGCACGAAAAGGCGTTTTTTGGTGGGTAGTTTTCTTTTCTTCCCGCTCTGAGCTGGTGAGAATATGATTTGCCGCTTGATAGATCTCTTTATCCACAATGGGTTGGTGAAGCCCCGGATAGCTCTGCCCTCTGAAATGGACTTCACCGATATAAAGACTGTTCCGGAGGACACCCAGTATTTTGGCTGCCGACCATCTAGTGGTGTATTTTTTTTGAAACAGCGTCAAGATAGAATTTGCCGACTTGCCGGAGACAAACAAGTCGAACAGCTCGCGTACCTGCATAGCCTCGTATTCATTGACGATGAGAAATCCGTCCCGGTAGTCATACCCGGTGGGGGCATTGCCTCCGCCATGGAAATATCCCGCTTTGCTGCGCCCGATCCGGCCCATTGTAAACCGCTCTGTGATCTGATCCTTTTCCAACTGTGCAAAGACAGACAGGATGCCGATCATCGCCCGGCCAAAGGGGGTCGAGGTGTCAAAGTTTTCGTTGATGGAGATAAAGTCCGTATGGTTTGACAGGAAGAAATCCTCTATCAAGGTCAGCGTGTCCTTCTGAGAGCGGGAAAGCCGGTCCAGTTTGTAAACCACGACAGCATCCGCCTCCCCTTGTTCAATGGCCTCCAGCATTTTTTGCAGCGCCGGCCGGTTTGTGTTCCCGCCGGAATATCCACCGTCGATGTAGGTATGCAAGAGGTTCCAGCCCTTGGCGGCACAGTAGGCCTTGATACGTTCCGTTTGTTCTTCTATGGAATAATTTTCTAGCTGATTGTCCGTAGAAACACGGGTGTACCCGAAAATACGCATTGATATTCCCCCATATTCCGTATAATAAAAGGGCGGATCGCCGCCCTGATACATCTCCTCTTTTCTGCCCCGACACTTGGTGCGGGACGGATTTTTTTATGTCCTATTTAATGGCAGCGTCCGCAAGTTGTATATCCTTGATTTAACAATTCACTTTCTGGGAGGTTAGAAGTTGAATAATTTTTGGGAGCAATTTTCTTTACTTCGGAACAATGAAGGTAATGGATCTTTTTGGAGTTGAGATTTAGTACCCATGCGTCCTCCGTCTGCTGCTGTTCGGGATTATCGTATGTATTGAAATTATCGGCGTTTCCCCTACCGACTCCAGAAGATTTTTTCGGTTGCGCGGCCGGCTTACTCTCTGGCTGCGGTGCGGCTGGAATGGATTCGGGCTCCGACACGGATGACGTAACCTCTGGCTCACTGGACGACGCCTCCGTCAGTGAGGGGACGTTTCCTGCCACCCAGTCTTTGGGGGAGATCTCAGCGGGCTCAGAGGAAGACGATTCGTCTGCCGTAGAGGGCGCAGAGGAATTGCCTGTACGCGACGCTTCTTCCGGGACGCTGGACACCGCCTCTGATTCCGACGAACCGGACAGCGCTTCGGACGACGTGCTTACCTCTTCTTCCGAGGAGAATTTAGAGGTTATCTCTCCCAGTATCGCTCTTTTTGGCGCGGCGCTGGAAGTGGAAGGTGAATCCGGAATTTTGTCTGAGGTAACGGAAGATGTTCCGCATCCAGACACGGAGATGGAAATGGCAAGGACCAATAAAACAGAGATGAACTTTTTCATCTTGCATAATCCCCTTTTGAAAAGAAAGATTCTAATCATTTTACGGCTAAATTAAAAGTTGCGGATTGTTTGTTTCCATTTCCGTCGTATTTGGAAACATTTATTTTGAAGCTACCAGCATTATCAACTCCGATGCAAGCCTGGGCATTACAAGTAGCACCGATAGGAGTTTCTTGAGCATAGTTTGTAAGATCACCTGGGTAACTGTACCCCATAATTCCCTGCGAATCAACGATGGAATCTTCCATATCGATAAACAATCCATCCATGATTCCGGATTCATCTTCATATCCGATATTGGTATATGAATAATTAACAATATAGACAGCATCGGGGGATTTTTCCGAAAATTCATTTCTATCAGAAGTTTTTGTTACATCAGTGACAGTGAGAGACCATTGCCCATCTACTGTCCAAGTTTCACCAATTTCAAATATTGCCTGTGCAGGTTTCGATTCAGGGACACTGGACGACGATTCTTGTTCGCTTTGGGAGCGGGATTCAACTGTTTCTGGGGTTTTGGCTTCACTGCTGCCACAAGCGAACAATGATAGTGCTACTAATGCTGAAGATATGACCAGCATGAATTTTCTTTTCATTTTGTCTCTCTCCTCAAACTTTATGTTTTTCACTTTTATAACTTATTTATCTTTGTTTTTCACCCGCATAATCTTAATTTTTTCTAAATATGATACTCGTTTTTCCTTATATATCGGATTTTTGATTTTTTTGACTGCCCGTTCAGCGTCTTTATATCGTTTTTGCTTAATGTATAGATCTGTAAGTCTGAAAGTCCACTTTGATCCATTAAATATCAAACCTTCACTCTTCCATAAGTCCTCCCAAAACTTGATCAAGGATTCTATGTCTTTATCAGACTCATATTTTGCCTCTGCTATATGAATTTTTTCGATCTGTCTATCCTGCAACGCAATATTGGCGTTCAGTTTTTTCAAAGCATCCAATACATTCATCCTTACTCGAAATAACTTTCGTCACACACACCCAGCACAAGGCCTTGGCAACGAACACTTTCATCCATTACCCTTGGTTCATAGTCAGGATTGTGGGAGATTAAAAATCCGTCCCCCAGTTCTTTTATCCACTGCTGGCCATCCATAAGAAATACGCCGATCTGCCCGATTCGTATATCTACTGTGGCATGGACGAATACCAAATCGCCGTCATAATAATCCGGCTCCATACTATCCCCGCTGACACGCGCTATATATGATGTCCCCCGCGGTGGACGCTTTTTCAATAGAAAATCCTCCGGATACTCCTGTTCTGCTTCCAACCCTGTCCCAGCGCTCATTGGCATAGAGTAGATTGGAACTGTAAAAATATCATCCGGAGAAAGTTCCTCCGATGTCTCCGACTGTTCTCGTTGATCTGCGACTTTAGCGGCAAGGGCTTGCCCGCCCTCCTCCATACGGGCCATTTCTATATCAGCGACGGAACGGACTTGCTTTTTACCCCATTTGTCAAGGCCTTCATAGTCTTGAGCCAATTTAATTGCTTCAACTGATATATCTGACATGAAGGAGGATTTGAAAGGCTTGGGTTCAGAGAACTTCTTTTCAGGCATTCCATTGAGCTTTTCAAGAGAGACGCCTAGACCGTTAGAAATCTTAAACGCAACTTCTAAAGCAATGGTCTCTTGCTTTCTCCTAATGATGCCGCGAACTGTGGAATCTGGTAAATTACAAATTTTAGAAACTTCTGCAACAGACATACCGTTTTCATTCATTATTTCTTCTAAAATTTCATAAACCGCCATTCGATACCTCCTTATCCTGTTCATATCATAACATACATTTTCGTTCAATGCAAGATTTTTTCTTCAAAAACATGTTGACAAGTCGCTCAATGTATGATTTAATAGGTTTATAAATCGTTCAATGCGCGATTTTTTAGAAAGGAGGATAAATGAGTATGTCACGTCAAAGTAATATTATATTTTCCAATTTACGGGCTGAAATGGCCCGAAATCGAATCACTATTCAAGGAATTGCAGACATCATTGGTGTCGGCCGAGATACGGCAAGTCAAAAACTCTCTGGAAAAACGCCAATAACACTAGCCGAAGCATTTAAGATTGAAAAAGGCTATTTCCCTGATTTAGATGTGCGCTATTTGTTCGCAGAATTATTATCCGACGCGAAGGACAGCGCATGAAGCTGCCCGGGCGGAGCAAGACAACGCATGAATCCATGGAGGAGGGAAAGAGTGTTACGTACTTTTTTAGAAATATTTTTTCTTATATGCGTCTGGTTAAGCGTGTTTTTGATAGTGTTGGCTTTATGTTCATTTATTTTCTAAACATCCGCAATACAAATATCCAGGCAGCATACAACACATAAAATCCGCTTCCAGAATTTTATCATGGTTAAAGTTGATATGCAAGAGCAGGACAGCGTCCGAGCAAGATTCAGCGTGAAGGGGGTGAGAAGATGGATATTCACACACAAGAGTATATAAAAGAAATCCTCTGCAAACAACTGGCATTGCTTGAAAAGAATTCCGAAAATCTGTCTGGGCATGAGCTCGCGGAAGTTTCAGAAGTTATGTTGAAGTTTATGGATGCTCTTTATCCTGCGCTAAAAGAAGATACGCAGGAAACGGAGTGGGATTATCTTGCAAAACGATACCGCAGAAAGACCAGATTGCAACACTGCGGCATATATTGTATCGGACAATCCTGCATTATCATAATCATTAAGGAGGTGATTTAGATGGCGATAGCATATCCCAACGGCGTGACCATTATCAACATCATGAAAGATGGAACGGAATGCGACGATTTGAGCACATACCTTAAGTCGCCGGATCAGCTCCCGGAGCTCACGAAGAGACAAGCCGCGAGATTTATCCGCCGGGGGATGGAAATCTTGGATAAAAAAGGGGATAAGTGTGCCGCCTATACTTCTTCGATCTAATTTCCCCACTAAAATTTATGGAAAGGAATAACAACATATGGAAGCCATAAAAACGATGACCATAGAGGAAGCGACGGAAAGGCTACGGGCGCTGGGGATGAAGATGTCTCCCTCTAAACTCCGTAACGGCATCCAGCAGGGTGTGTACCCGTTTGGCGACGCTGTTATGATGGATAAACATCCGAGCTTTGAAATCTATACTGTGCTGTTTGAAGCGTGGGTGGAGAAGCGCCTTTGGAAGGTGCTGGAGCTTGCCTCAGTGTCCACAAATAAGTCTAATACGAATCGAGAGGAGCAAACATGAAACTTACACTGAAAAAAGCAAAAGAAATGATGGAGCGTAATGGCGGATGGCTGTACCTGAGAGGCACGAACATCACCGCACTGCCGGAAGGGCTCACCGTGTGCGGAGGTCTGTACCTGAGCGGCACGAACATCACAGACCAGTCCCGAGAACTTAAAAAGGTAAAAAAATTACACAATGGTGATTATGCCGAGGGCCAATACCTTTATGCCGACGGTATTCTAACACGCGTCAAATTTCGCAAAACCATCAATGGGTATACATATTTCAAGGGAAAAATCCCCGGCCGTAACGTTGTTTTTGATGGATACAACTATGCCCATTGCAATAAATGGCAAGAGGGAATCGACGATCTCCTCTACAAATCCCAGGCGGACAGAGGAGCAGAACAGTACAGAGGGCTATCTCTGGATAAGAAAATCCCCGTATCCGAGCTAAAAACGATGTACCGTGTCATCACCGGCGCATGCCGGCAGGGGACGGAGGCGTTCATTCAGAGTCTCGGGGATTCCCTCAAAGATGCCTACACCATCCGCGAGGCGATAGAACTCACCAATGGTCAATACGGCGCGCAGCGCTTCAGGGAATTTTTCCATGACGCAGCTTAGAGGCGGAGTAGCAGCGCTAGCCATCATAGCGTATCTGGTCTGTACGCTGCGCGCTCCGCAGCCAGAACCGTCCTCTCCGCCGGTACGCATTCCATCCCCGAACCTCACGCTTGCGTCGCAGCCGGAACCTATACGTCCGGAGGCCCCGGAGCCCGCCGGGGACATCTTCATCCCGTTCGACGTACCACTGCGGATAGAGCTGCAGGCGTACGCCGCAGAGTGCTGCGGAGAGTATGATCCGCCGGTACCGGTGGAAGTGGTTCTCGCCATCGCGGAGCATGAGAGCGGCTTTCAGTCGGATGCCATCGGCCACAACGCTAACGGGACACAGGACTACGGCCTGATGCAGATCAATGACCGGGCCATCCCGCAGCTCCGGGAAGATTTAGGGATCGGAACGGCGGAAGCTCTGCTGGACCCGCGAACCAACATCCGCGCCGGGGTACACATTCTGGAGCTGCATACCTCTGTGTTCCCAAACTCGGTAGAATCCGTCCTCATGGCGTACCAGTACGGCGCAGCGGGGGCCCGGGACAAACTGGCGGCCGGGATTACCAGGACGGGGTTCAGCCAGAAGATTGTGGAGCGGGCGGGAGAACTATACGGGGGATTGCAGTTGTGAATACGCACCTATCACTATTCACAGGGATAGGCGGCTTGGATCTCGCTGCGGAAGCCGCTGGTTTTCGGACGGTGGGACAGTGCGAATGGGCTGACTACCCCACAAAGATTCTGGAACGCCACTGGCCGGAGGTTCCCCGCTGGCGGGACATTCGGACACTGACAAGGGAGAGCTTCTATGAACGAACAGGTCTACGAACAGTTGACATTATTTCCGGTGGATTCCCGTGCCAGCCGTTCAGTGTGGCCGGGAAGCGCCGAGGCCGTGAGGATGACCGTTACCTCTGGCCAGAGATGCTCCGAGTTATTAAGGAAATCAAGCCTACTTGGATTATTGGCGAAAATGTTGCTGGAATCATCAACATGGCACTCGACACTGTGCTGGCTGACTTGGAGAGCCAAGGCTACGAAGCAAGGACGATTGTACTTCCAGCTTGCGGCGTCGACGCCCCGCATAAGCGATACCGATGTGCCATTGTGGCCCACACCTGCGGCAAGGGACTGCAAGGGAGCCAACAGCATGGAGCATCTGCAGAGGGAGGGAAAGCGAAACTATGCCGATCAGCTGGCCAATACGGTGAAGTTGTGGCCCACACCTACCAGTCGGAGCGGGACAGGCCCCTCGCAGACGGAAACCCGTCAGGGCGGCATGGATCTGCAGCCGGCGGCGGCGCTTTGGCCCACGCCCACGGTGACCGGGAACTACAACCGTCCGGGGAGCGGCCCAAAAGCAGGGATGGGGCTGGCCACAGCGGCAAAACTCTACCCGACCCCGACCCAATTCGATGCGACCTGCGGGGACATCAAGGGCAAGGAATACAATGGCCAGACCCAGCACGCCATGAAGCTGATCCAGGCGGCAAAGCTGTATCCGACACCTACGACCGGGGCGGGCCTCTGCGGCAGGACGGGCAACTACCAGCAGCTCAAGGCGCTGGAAGCGGACGGCACGATCTCGGCAGAGGAACGCCGCAGCATGGCGGCGGGGAACGGCGGACAACTGAATCCAGAGTGGGTGGAGGCTATGATGGGCTTTCCCATTGGATGGACAGCGTTAGAGCCGGATGGGCAGATGGAAGCTGGGAACTCGGAATCCCCCGCATAACCGGCAAAATTCCAGACCGGGCGAACCGACTTAAGTGTCTCGGAAACGCTGTGGTTCCAGCGCAGTTTTACCCCGTCTTCAAAGCGATTATGTTCCTGTTAAAAAGGAGGTGAGACAACATGAGCGAAACAAAAGGAATCGGAGACGCTTACACCATGAGAAAGATTATCGGGGACTGGTGCTGGGGATTCGGCGGCCGGAGGATCCCCAAAAAGAAACCGCAGGTGACGCTTGAACTCGAGCGTCCGGATTGGGAAACGCTCCAGCTCATGGCGATGGAACGGTGCGTCACTCCCCAGGCCATCATTATGCTCGCCGTACAGAGAACTATCAGAGAATGGAGGGAAACGTGAAGCATATGCCCTATGAGTCAATACGGCTATACCGTCTCGCCTGTGCGGCGGCAGGGGTAAACCCAACGCTGGAAGGATTGTCCTCATGGTGGAAAAATACCGGGAGAAAGGAGGAGCACCATGGAATTGCCCTACGGCGAATATCCCGAGCTGGCGCCGCCGGAAGCGGCATGCGCAAACTGCGCGAAGGGGCGTAACGGCCGGAACTGCTGCCCGGCCGCGGGCAAAGTCCCCAAATGCGCCGCATGGCAGCGGCTCGCTGAATCGGACAAGCCTAAGCCGCCGGAACAGACCCGGCTCCCCATTTCCACGGCCTCTGTGTCAGCACTGGTTCCAACGCTCATCACACCCGATATGGCAGCGCTGGCGGAGCAGATCCTGCGGGTATGGGACATCAATCTGGGCAAAGGGGAGTTCTCGCAGTATTCCATCATCAACCGGAGCAACCCGGCGCTCGGCCCCTTGCTTCCCCGATTCCAGACCCGGGCGTATGAGCTGGGAGCGCGTCTGTCCGAGGATATGCTGTATGTCCTGTGGTCGCTGCGGATGCTCTCCCCCGGAGCGCGAAAGGAATACGCAAAGTACTGTGAGCGGGTAGAGCTGTCGTATGAGATTGACCGGAACAAGAAAAAGCCCACAAGCCGATAGCAACGGCCTGTGGGCACACCTCAAAAAATCTATCTCCATTATAGGAGGTGTCTGAGAAAATGTCAAGTTTCGGGGAGGGCTTCGCGCTCGCCCAGTGGGAGTATGATACAGAGGAGCCGCCCATGCCGGAGAGCCGGGCCGACGCGCCTGTCGAGAGAACAGAGGAAAATACTTATGACGCGGCTCAAAAAGTGAAAGGAGAATGAAAAATGGCGATTATGAACCCAAGTGAGGTAGCCAACATGACTTCAAAAATTCGGATCTTGATAGCGGGATTCCCTGGCATTGGAAAATCCACGCTGGGCCTCTCGGCTCCGAATCCGCTGCATATCGACGTAGACTGCGGCCTCACTCGTGTGGAAGCACAGTTTCGCAAGCCTTTCATCCGGCCTGAATCCTATGCTTCCCTGCTGGACGACTTAAAACCGGAAAATCTGGGGGATTTTGAAACGCTCGTCTTTGATACCGGCGGGAAGCTGCTCGACCTGATGAAGCCCTGGGCAATCAAGAAGAATCCTAAAAACGGGCAGAGCGACGGAACACTCTCACTGAAAGGCTACGGTGCGGTCGGCCGCGAGTTCCAGCGCCTGATGGACTACTGCTTTTATGAACTCCATAAAAATATCGTTATGCTCTTTCACGCGAAGGAAGACAAGGACGGTGATAATGTAAAACTGCGCATCTTGGTCGAAGGTCAGACGAAAGATAATGTCTGGCAGCCGATGGAACTGGGCGGATTTGTCGAGATGAGCGGGAATCGGAGGGTCATCGGTTTTTCCAACTGCGAACGGTATTTTGCCAAAGGGACGCATGGAGTCTATGGCATCCGCGAAATCCCCGATACTCATAACCACCCCAACGATTTCCTTACCCGCTTGTTTGAAGAGGTCAACCAAAATATCGTCTCGGAGGCCGCTGTATTCGAGCAGGAACGTATCGCATATGAAGAGGTCATGAAAGAATACGGAGAGAAAATAGGGGCAATCGGGGATGTCGACGGCCTTAATGCAATCGCTCCGGAAATGAAAGGGATCGTTCATCACCTTACAAGTCAGAGAGAATTGAAAGCTCTGTTCCGCGCGAAATATCAGGAGCTGGGCGCTGTCTACAATAAGGAGGCGGGGATCTATGTCATATCTGATAACGGCCTCTCTGCTTAATGCTTGGCGTTATTTGCTGGAAAGCGAATATGGGACGATGGAGGACTTTCTGCACGTCCTCCACCGCCTCCCTACAGAAAAGAGCGAGGCGATGGCCAAAGGGGACGCATTTGAGCGATGGGCAAAGGATAACCTGCCGGAGCTTCAGGGCGCCGCCTACCAGGTGGCTTTATCCGAACGGCGCGGGGATTTCCTGTTCTACGGACGCCTCGATTTTATCAGGGCTGGCGTTGTGTATGACGCAAAATTCACCGGTAAATATGAAGTCGGGAAGTTCCTGAATAATCCCCAGACAGCGATGTATCTCGAACTGGTTCCGGAAGCCAGCCGGATGGAATATATCATCTCCAACAGCACTGAAGGAGAAACCATCTGGCGGGAACGATATGCCCGCCACGAGGTGAGGCCTGTTATGAATACCGTGATAGATTTCCGGGACTGGCTCGCGGGGAATGGGTTGTTGGACACATATCAGGAAAAATGGAGGGCCCGTGAATAATGGAGCTGCCGTTTAAACGTGCCAAATGGCAGCAGGACAGCGAGGGGCTGTGGTTCTCGCTGCTCATCTCCCACAGAGGGCGGTTCCCCGACGTCAGGCGGTTTGTGGATACGATGAGGGACAGGCCCTACATAGCGATCATTAAGGAGTACCGCAAAAAGCGGAGCAATGACGCCAACGCCTATTGTTGGGAACTCATCGGCAAATTGTCCGGGAAACTGCGTGTTCCTCCAGAGAAGGTATACCGCGAAGCAATCCGGGAGATTGGGGATAACTTTGTAGTCCTCCCCATCCGGGAAGATACCGCCGAGCGCTGGCGGGAAATCTGGGAGGGCAAGGGGCTCGGCTGGATCTGCGAAGACCTCGGGAAAAGCAAACTGCCCGGATATATTACTATCGCGAACTACTATGGCTCAAGCGTATACGATACCGCTCAGATGTCCCGGCTCATCGACTACATCATTGAAGAGTGTAAAGAGCAGGAGATTGAAACGCTGCCGCCGGATGAACTCTCGCTGCTCAAAGACGGATGGAGGGATACGCCGCGAAAAAACACCGAATGACAACAGCCTGCGCTATCTCCCCGAAGGTTAAGGCCGAGGTATGGGAGAGGGATGGAGGGCGCTGCATCCTCTGCCTCTCCCCTGCCGCCGCCCCGAATGCCCACTATATTCCCCGTTCCCATGGAGGGCTGGGCATCCCGGAAAACATCGTTACCCTCTGCCAGCGCTGCCATGCCCGGTATGATAACAGTGCGGAGCGCCCCCTCCTGCGGGAGGAAATACAGGAGTACCTGCGGGGAATTTACCCGGAATGGGAGGAAGAAAAACTGATTTACAGGAAGTGAGAAGATGCTGAATGTAGTAGCACTGCTCGGCCGGCTAACGGCAGATCCGGAGCTGCGCACCACCCAAAGCGGGTTATCGGTTTGCCGCTTCAGGGTGGCTGTTGATAGAAACATTACGAATGCGGACGGATCCCGTCAGGTAGATTTCATTGATTGCGTAGCATGGCGGCAGACAGCGGAATTTGTCAGCCGGTATTTTTCCAAGGGGAAAATGATTGGAATTGCCGGTGCCATCCAGACACGGAATTATGAGGACAGGAACGGCAACAAACGGACTGCTGTCGAGGTGCTCGCAAACAATGTCAGCTTTGCGGGGGACAAGGATAAAGGGCAGCAATCCTCTTACCAGCCCGCGGGCGGTTATGCCCAGTCCGGCGCTGGCTGTGCACAGCCGCGGCAGACGGCGCAGCGTCAGTCTGCCGCCAAGGCGTATGGGCAGCCCTCCGGCTATCAGCAGGGCAGTTTCGACGATTTCCAGGACATCACGCCGGACGAAGATTTACCGTTCTAAACGAAGGTGTCTCACATGAATTACATGGCAGAGATCAATGCGTTTTACGATTGGCAGGAGGCGAACCCGCTGGCGGCATCCTCAATATGCCTGTGGCATGCGTTAATGAGCATCGCCAACAAGGCTGGATGGCCGGAGAGTTTCTCCACGGCCATATCCACGCTGGAATCCCATACACGCTATTCTAAGGACACCATCTATGTCGCACGCAACCAGCTTCGGCAGATGGGACGTATCGGATTTAAGGAGCGTCGCGGACGGCAATCCGCCGTATACTGGCTCATTCCTTTTGTGTCGGATATTCCGACACAAACTCCGACACAAGACGTTGTGTCGATATATCGGACACAACCACCGACGCAAGTACCTACACAACCACCGACACAACACCCGACGCAACCGCCGACCAATAATATACTAGACTATACTATACAAGACTATC